TTGGTGATAAAGATACTGGTCGGCTTGGTGGTAAATATTTTAAACCTTATACAAAGGATATGAAAGGTTTTGATGAACATGGGTATATTTTAACTGGTCCTCAATTTGGTAGTATTAGTGGTACTGAAGCTAGAAAATTATTGGGTGATCCTAAAATAGATGATAGTGAGAGACAAAAAAGATTTAAAAATACTTTTGGGTATTTTGATAAAGGTGTTTTTCAAATGATGAGAAATAAATTTAAAAAGTTATTTGAATCATATACACTAACGAATGAGTTAATAGAAGAGTTTTTAATAGAAGCTACAGGAACACAACAAGGTAATCTTGACGATGGTCCTTCAACTTATTATAGAGATTTTGAAGATTACGAAAAATCATCAAAAAATTGGATAGATAATTTATATAGTGATGCTGGGTGGAAAATTATAGATTATATAGTAAGTAATAACGCTATAAATCCAATGGATAATATTTCGAAAGTTGATTCTGAACGTTCAAGAAGGAAGCCGGGTAAAAAACATTATGTATCAACAGATGTAACTCATTTAGATGCAGGTCAAACAAAAGGTTCTGTATCAGCAGTTGGAGAATACAAAAAATGGATAACAGATGTTGTAAAACCTCTAGGTTGGGAAATAATAAATTGGATGGGAACTGATGCGGCTATTGATAATATCATCGGTGACTTGATGGTGGGTGGTGCTGATGGCTTTAGTTATGAAGTTAAAGAAAAAGATAATTTTCACGAACAAATAAATTCAAAAAATGTTTTAACACAAAAAAATAAAGGGAAGGAGTTACTGCTTATGGGCGGCGCATACGGACATTTAAATCATCCATTTGATGATAATAATCTCACATTTTCAGATTTCAGAACACTAATTATTAATACGTTGCAAGGCAATTTGAGCAATAAGGGAACGGTTACAGAAAAAACGGATGGGCAAAATATAATGATAAGTTGGAAGAATGGAAAACTTATTGCGGCTAGAAATGGTGGCCACATAAAAAACTTTGGTGCAGCGGCATTAAGTATTAGTGGTGTAAAGAGTATGTTTGCTGGTCGGGGAGACCTTGAAAAAGCATTTGTTTCTGCGATGGTAGATTTATCATCGGCAATTGGTAGGTTAAGTAATAAACAAAAAGACAAAATATTTGCAGAAGGTAAGAAATTTATGTCATTGGAAATTATTTATCCAAAAACAGCAAATGTAATTCCTTATGGTAAATCACTTTTACAATTTCATGGAACAGTAGAGTATAATGCTGCTGGAGCTCCAATTGGATCTGATAGTAGTAGTGCAAGAATATTAGCCGGTATGATAAAGCAGATAAATCAAAGTGTGCAAAAGACATTTAGTGTGACTGGACCATTCGTAGCTTCGCTCCCAAAAGTAAAAAACTTTTCACAACGGCAAAGTTATTTCTTGGGTAAGTTGAATACGTTACAAAATAATTATGGTCTTAGAAGTACTGATACATTAGCTGATTATCATCAAGCATATTGGCAAGAATGGATTTTGAATGGTGCTAATCAAACTGACTTCACGAATATAACAAATGATATTTTAGTCAAATTAACTAAACGGTGGGCATTTTTTGATAAATCATATAAGATAACAGATATTAAAAAAGATTTAAAAGAAGATCATCCTGAGTTTTTAGATTGGGTGCTGGCTACTGATAAAAATGATCATGCTAGATTACAGAAAGAGCATATAAGAGATTGGGAAGTTTTATTCCTTGAACTTGGCGCGGAAATATTAAAAAATCTTAGTGAATTTATTGCTGCTAATCCGGCCGATGCAGTACAAAAAATTAAAAAAGATTTGATAAGTGCAATATCTAAAGTTAAAAATTCTAGAGATCCAAAAGTATTAAGGATACTAAAAACTCAATTAGATAGGTTGAATGCTATTGGAGGATTGGATGCGATTGTGCCAACTGAAGGTATTACTTTTATGTTTAGAGGAAAATTGTATAAATATACTGGAGCATTTGCGCCAGCTAATCAAATATTAGGCATGTTAAAATATGTATAGGAGTAGGTTATGGCAAAAAATCATTTAGATGGTGTATCCCCGAAGGAGCGAATAAGGCAACTTGATGCTTTAAAATCAATCTCTCATGGTGAAGCACCTGAGAAGCGTATAATGGTTGGATATAAGGGAGCGGAAAAGGAAAGGGGTGATATAGAAGGTCCCCTTACTAAGATAATGTCAGAAGCTCGTATGCCCTGGTTTTGTTCAGAGTGTAAAAAGATAATGAAGAGCCATTTAGATGATAAAATGTGGAGATTGTATCGTCATTGTTTTAATTGCCAGTTACAATTTGAGCATAAGCTTAGATTGGAAGGTAAGTATGATGAATGGGAAAAGGAAAAGGTAAAACAAAATAAAATATCTTTTGTTAAAGAGAATATAGAGAAAATTAAAGAATGGAAAACTCAATCTGCTCCAGAGTGGTATAATAATGTTGGTGTTAATTATCCTGAGTTGGAACATGAAAAATGGAATATTGATGTGAAGGCGATACAAAATGAAGCTGATGAGGCTTTAGAAAAATATACAGAAGTTTTAAATGAATTGGAGAACATAGAATGAAGATTTGGAAGTTAATACTTGGATTTTTTGGTTTACTTGGTGGTCTTTTTGCAGCTGGGGCTGTTAAAAGTAAAGAAGTGAAAGAACTTAAAAAGGTTATTAAAGAAAACAAAAAAGAAGAGAAGAAAGTTGAAAAAGAAATTAAAGTCTTGGAAGAAAAGAAAACTGTTTCTAAAAAAGAAGTTGGTAAACTAAAAAGAAAACTTACCACCTCAAAAAAGAAAACAGAGCAAATGGAAAAGGCTTATGAAAATGATGAAGTAGAATCTGCTGAAGAATTTCTAAGAAAGTTTGCTAAGAATAAGTGAGGTAATATGAAGAAAAGAATATTATATTGGAGTATTGGATTATTCATTTTTTGTGGTTGGGTTGATTTAGTTTGGGGACAACAAACTTTTACTCAGGAAGAAGCATTAGAAATGATTAAACAACGAGATGCTCAATGGGAAGGTAAGATAGAAAAGGCTGATTCATTAATTGCATCACAGAAAGTTGTGATTAGAGATTGTGAAAACTTGGTAGTAAAATTAGAAGGATCTGCTGAAGTGGATTCTTTATTATTGATTGCTAAAGATAAACAGATTATTTTATTGAAAGCTCGTGATAAATTGAATGAAAAAATAGTAAAGTTGGTAGAACCAAAATGGTATGAGAATCAATACCTTTGGTTAGGTATAGGATTTATTTTAGGAAAAATGTAATGAAACATGCTCCACTAAAAGAAGTCATTAAAAAAGAGTATGTAAGGTGTGCTAAAGATCCTATATACTTTCTAAAAAAGTATTGCGTTGTTCAGCACCCGATAAAGGGTAAAGTTCCCTTTCTTCTCTGGCCTTATCAAGAAGAATCTTTAAAAGTATTTGAGGAACATAGATTTAATGTAATTCTTAAAGCTCGTCAGTTAGGTTTATCCACACTAACTGCTGGATACTCTCTTTGGATGATGACTTTTCAGACCGATAAAAATATATTGGTAATTGCCACCAAACAAGATACGGCTAAAAATTTGGTAACTAAAGTAAGAGTTATGCATGCTAACTTACCAAGTTGGTTAAAGCAGAAGTGTGTTGAGGATAACAAGCTGTCGTTGAGATATAACAATGGTTCACAAATAAAAGCAGTTGCGAGTGGTGATGAAGCTGGTAGGTCAGAAGCTCTATCATTATTGATATTAGATGAAGCTGCTTTTATTGATAAGATTGAACTAATATGGGCCGCGGCTTCACAGACGTTATCAACAGGTGGAAAATGTATTGCACTTTCTACTCCAAATGGTATTGGTAATTGGTTTCATAAGACTTGGGTAGAGGCAGAAGAAGGAATAAATGATTGGAACTTTATTAGATTACATTGGAACTTACATCCTGAAAGAGGTGATGAATGGAGAGAAGAACAAAACAGATTATTAGGTCCTTCATTAGCTGCTCAAGAATGTGATTGCGACTTCCTAACTTCTGGTCAGACTGTCATTGATGGTGTAATCTTAGATGAATATAAACAAACTCACGTTTATGATCCATTAGAAAAACGTGGTATAGATAGTAACCTTTGGATATGGCAACCAGCAAATTACACTAGAGATTATGTAGTGAGTGCTGACGTTAGTAGGGGTGACGGCAGTGACTTTTCAGCATTTCATGTAATAGATGTAGAAAATTTAGAACAAGTGGCGGAGTATAGAGGTAAAATATCAACAAAAGATTTTGGAAACCTATGCGTAAATACTGCTATAGAATATAATAATGCATTATTGGTTGTTGAAAATAATAATATTGGTTGGGCTGCACTTCAACAATGTATTGATAGAGGTTATGAGAATTTATTTTATACAAGTAAAGATTTAAAGTATGTAGATACAGAACATCAAATGACCAATCGGTATAGAAGTACGGAAAGGAATATGGTGGCCGGATTTAGCATGACTATGAAAACAAGACCATTGGTAATAGCAAAATTAGAGGAATATTTTAGAGAAAAATCAGTAATTGTTCGTTCAAATAGATTAATTGATGAACTTTTTGTATTTATATATAAGAACAATAAGGCAGAAGCGATGATTGGATACAATGATGATTTAGTCATGTCTTTTGCTATAGGATTGTGGGTAAGAGATACAGCGTTAAGGTTAAGGGCTGAGGGAATAGAATTACAAAGAAAAACTTTAAGTGGAATATCGTCACAGATGTTACCACTAAAACCAACAAATGAAAATGATTCTTGGGAATGGGAAGTTGGTCCTGATAAGAAGAAAGAATCATTAGATTGGCTAATAAAATAAGAGGTAAAAAAATGGCACAAAAAGACATATTTTCAAGACTAAAACGATTGTTTTCAACTAATACTATTGTTAGAAATATTGGTGGTAAAAAGTTAAAGATAGTTGATACTGGACACGTTCAAGCGATTGCACAGAACACTTTGGTGGATAGGTTTACAAAATTATATTCTAATATGCAAAAATATGGATATAACGAACTTTTACAAGTCCAACAATTTAGATTGGGATTATTTGGTGATTATGAATCAATGGATACGGATGCTATTGTCGCTTCCGCATTAGATATTTATTCGGATGAATCAACTATGAAAAATGAGTATGGGAAAGTATTACAAATCACTACGGATAATAACAATGTGCATGATATATTACACAATCTTTTTTATGATGTGATTAATATAGAATTTAATCTGTGGCCATGGGTTCGGAATATGACTAAGTATGGTGATTTCTTTCTTAAACTAGATATAAATGAAAAATATGGAATTGTTAATGTAATTCCTTTATCAGCATACGATGTTACGCGTCTTGAGGGGCACGACGCATCCAATCCAAATTTAGTACAATTTGAATTTATACCACAACAATCAAGTGGTGTGGTTGGCGCACGACACACTCAGAGGGGCGCAGAAACAACTTTGTTAGAAAATTATGAAGTAGCACATTTCAGATTACTTTCAGATTCTAATTTTGTACCGTATGGTCGTT